CCAGGTAAAAATCACTTTTTACATAGTTCGTGCCACCTTTATTCTCCAAAGAGCCCATGCCTCTGGAAGAAACTCCTAATTGTGCGCCCTCATCTATCAAGGACTTCACAATCTTACCATATGGTGTGTCTGTAATCTTCGCTTCGCCTATATAATTACCTTTGTTATCACCCTCTAACTTAGTTATCAAGTGTGATACTCTCTCCAGATTTACAGTTGGACCGTCAGGATGCCCTAGTTCTCCAAATGCTCTCTTTCTCTGTACAAATTCCTTATTATATCTGCCTACTTCTTTCTCTAATACTTCTTGTGGGTACACACGGCCATTTCTATTCTTAATGTTGGCTTGCATGAAGATACCCTTAATCTTATGAGACTTCTTACCATTATCTTCTTCGACAATGTATTCTGCCTCGTTGATTTCTTCTCTAATTAGTTTCATGGTGCGTATTTTCCCCTTTTGTTCTATTTATATTATCTAACCTCTAAAACGACGGAATAACTATCTCCGTTCACAAAATTGTGAGTGGAGAACAAAATATCACCCGTTGGTGTGGTCGCATTATTGGCTATCTGTATCGCTGGTGTCTGTAAGTCTATCGTGCCAGAACCACCTAGGAAGAGTGCCGTTGCGTTGGTATCACCCTCAAACAGTATCTCCACAGCCCCTTTGGGGTCTGTAGTGTTGATTGAGTATATAACCCTCGCAATCTTCGTAGAGGTTGACAAGTGGTTCAAAGACGCACTTGTCATTTTCTCTACTAAACTCTCACCAGTACCATCTGACTTGTTGGTGAACTTCATCACCGTCTTACTACCCGCAACGTCTGCTATGGTTTGAGATGTTACTGTGTCAGCCATTATCTTGTCTGTCCTGACGCGGTGTAACCCTTAGTCTTCTTAACTTCTAAGATGAACGTACCAGTGACCGCACTTGCGTTGGTGACCTTTATATCACCAGTCACGCCTGAACTTTCTGGGTTAGTTATCATTGGTTGTTTACCATGATACCCATACTCGCCACTACCATGTACTGATATTGCGTGGTCGTCTGATGTTGCGTCAAATAAGAATGCTAAATCACTTGTCGCTGCCGTTGTGTTCCACTTGATACTCTTAATATCTAACGTTGGGTTAGATGAGTGTCCTCTTAATGCGGATGCGTCCACAACTGATACAGCACTATTCGTATCGTTATTGATTTCGAACATCACCACGTGTCTAGTCTCACTATCCACTAATGTTCTTTTATTGACAACTGCCATTTTTACTCTCCTTTATATGGTTAGACCTGTTTCTTTTTCGAAATAGGTTTCTATGTCTTTTTGTTGTACCCTGTATTTCTTTGCCACGTCTCGTACAACCCTTGGAAACGTAGTCAAAACTTTTTGCGGTTGTTTCGCCATCATGTTGAATAAGTCATCTACCGCCTTCTTTACCTTGGGCGATAACTTACGATATGAGGGTGAACGTTTGTGTTCGTCCT